TTCCATGTATTGTACTTTACAAAGCGAGCGTAGTCAAGCATATGCTTTCGATTGCTTGCATCAAACGGAACTCTTGTCCTTGGCGCGAGAATAGAACGGCGATATTCACTTATCATTTGATTGCCCAATTCCAATCTTCATCAGAAGGTTTTACCAATCGCTCAGTCTCAATATCTTCTGCAATATCCCCAATGACTTCCCAGCCCAGTTCAATCAAACGATCTTGAACATGGTACGGATTCGCGCCGCGCAACTCTTCTGGTGTGAAGACTACAACGGTGCAACCCATTGCTTCTAGTTGTCGACTCAACTCAACAATCTTTGACATGTCACTCATTAGTAATGCTCCGCATTGTAATCAATGTCACCAGGTTCAAACGTTAAATCATCATATGAAACCATGTCAGTATCAGGCTCGTCATAATCCATATCGCGCTTTTCATACGCTGCGAGGATCTCATTTACTTCAGTTACAGACAAGCCAGTGATCTTTGCGATCTCTACTTCTCGTAGACCATCATGACGATACATCTCAATCACATCAATCTCTAAATTTTTAAAATAACCCATTTCACACCTTTTGTATTCTGTGTTCGTACTCAAACTGCGAAAGTTCTATTGGTACCTTCACTTGTTTTCCAACACGCGTGTAGTCTTGATTCGCAAAACTATCATACACGCAATCAATCAAGAAAACTTTAACATTGTCAATAATCGAAATTTCGCGAACAACACCGACAACGTAGCATTCAAACCCACTTCGAGGCATCATGTCGTATGCTTTGATGCACTCGCCGACTTTCACAATGCTTTCAAATTTAGGTTTTCCTGCCATTAGAAGGGAACCCCCTCTCCCATCGGAATCGAATCGCGCTCTTTTGAATACTTGCGATCACCAAGAACAAGAAGAAGATTGCTCGCTCGCTCAAGTTTCTCGGCAAGATCATAACAATTCTTCGCGTCAAGATCGTACTGTGTCGTCGTGTTCGCAAGAACAAGATCGATACCGTTCACAATATCAATCGCTTCACTCAACAACGTTTCGTTTTCAATTTTCATATCAACCCCAGTCTTTAAAAGCGCCAGCGGCTTGGTTTTCTCTCCAGCCGCGAGTGTATTCTTCAATCTCTTCGAGAGTCATTTCTGACTGCTGAATCTCATCAGATCTATAAGTGCCGCCCACGAAATAGTGCGGACGAAACGATCGCTGATAGTAACTGTCGGCAGAACCACGATCATACGGACTGCCGTGATCACGATCGAGACGCATTACGCCACCACCTGAATGCGCGGCTCAATCCACTCGTCGTCGAACATGTGCTGACCAGGAAGGGGAGCAACGAAAGTGTCAGACCAGAACCTCTCTTCAATCTTACCCTCCCACACACGCTTGATCTTGTTGGCGCGGAAAGTGCCATCAGGAAGAATGGCAGTCACGAGACCGACATAATAACAATCCGTCGTGCTCGGAAAATCGAGCGACTTCACGACGGAACCTACTTCAACAGTGTTTTCACATTTCATAAGAATATTATAGCACAAGGGGGTGAAATATACAACAGGCGAAACTCTTGCAAAATCAATAACTTACGAGCACCTCTTGGAACACACATTTTGCCTGTTCGAAAGTGGTGTCAGGGAGATCAATCTTGTTGCCAGTGCTGCGGCATTCGATCTGATAGTGGTAATTTCCCACATGCCAGAGTGTGTGGCGAGCACCGAATTTGTCGTTTTCAGACATGATATAGTGTGTGATTCTCACTGCCGCACCTCTACTAAAATTTCCATCTCGCTGATGATGCCGTCTATAGCGTAGGCTTGAATTTCACTGAAAAAAGCCTGTAATTCCTGTGTGGTTGCCGTGTTAAAATCGGCGTTTGTGGGGTAGTCGAATCCGTGCTTAATGGCTTCGGGTTTGACCTTATTGATTAGCGTGATTAATTGTGCTTTATTCATACAACCATTCTAGTATGAAACACAGGAATCTACAACAGAAAAAACTCTTGTAAAATCAACAACTTACGAGATCCCGTAAAACCGAACGAGAGGGCGCGAGAGCGGTCTTAGAATGGGGGTTCCCCGAGTTCGGGGGGGAGGTCGAAATAGCGTATTCGGACTCCTGCTTCACGCAGCATGGTTTCGGCGTGGTCGATCGAGTAATGCTTCCCAGCACCAACTCCTTTCCATGGACGATTCGGTCCGATGACTTCCTTGATGCCAGCCTGTATCAATGCGCGAGTGCAATCAGCGCATGGTTTTGGTTCCCAGTTTAGATATGCTCTTGAGTTGTTGAGCGAAACACCAACACGAGCAGCATTGAAGATTGCGTTTCTTTCTGCGTGTTCAACCCAGTGATACTTTTCTGGACGCTTCCAACGATCTTTCCAATCTTCTTCAATGCCGCGAGGAAAGCCATTGAATCCTGTTGAAAGTATCACATTATCATCATTGACAATAATGCAACCAACTTTAGTGCTTGGGTCTTTACTCTTTTGCGCGATCAATGCTGCTTGTAGAATAAAAAGTTCATCCCATGACAATTCATCTTTCATAATAATCTCACTTTTGTATAAATAAAGGTGTCGGTCGCGATACTATCAATATCCACCGACTCTAACACTAACAAGGAGTGCCAGCATGAATATTTATTACATCTACGCTTACATCCGTTCGGATGGAACCCCATACTATATTGGAAAGGGTAAAGATGATCGCGCTTGGGTTCAATCTGGGCATAATATTCAAATCCCTAAAGATAAAAGTAGAATCATAATAATGGAATCTAACTTATCTGAACTTGGTGCATTCGCTCTTGAACGAAGATATATTCGTTGGTATGGTCGAAAAGATCTCAATACTGGAATTCTTCAAAACAGAACAGATGGTGGTGAAGGATCAGCAGGATATAAACATAAGTCAAGTTCTCGTTTGAAAATGAGTTTATCTAAAATTGGAAACAATTATAATATTGGTCGCACACACTCAGAACAATCTCGTATGAATATGAGTCTCTCTAAAAAATCTCAAAAAGGCTCAAACAATAATTTTTTTGGGCGTAAACATTCTGAAGAAACAAAACAAAAGATGAGAGAAGCCAAAAGAAAGAAAAGGGAGTCAGTTCAACTGACTCCCCAGTTCTCAGTTATTTGATATCAATCTTACGAGGTTTCTGTTCTTCAGGGACGACATTTTCTAATTGAATAGAAAGAATGCCATCAGCAAGGTTAGCATCACGAACCACTACTGTGTCTGACAAAACAAACTGACGAGAGAATTTGCGACCCGCAATACCTTTTACAAGATATTCGCGAGTGTCTTCGTCTACTTTTTTGCCTGTGACTTTGAGAGAATTTCTCTCTGTAGTGACTTCAATCTCATTTTGTCTATAACCAGCAACTGCCAATTCCAGAATAAAGTTGTAGTCATCTTTCTTGATGACATTCACTGGCGGAAATGCAGTTTGAGTTGCTGTGAGAAGATGAGAAGCATTATCGAGAGCAGCGAACGCATTTTCAAACCCAAGAGCAGTTGGAAGAAGACGATCGAGTCCGTAATGTGATGCGAGTGTAGTGATATTAGTCATTTTGTAACTCCTTATTAAGCAAGTTTATAGTTATGGACCCCAAATGGGCATCCAATTCTATTTATATCAAGCAACACCAGTTGAACCAAACCCACCAGATCTTTCAGAATGTTTTTCTGGGCGCGTATTACAAACAGCAATGTGGAATGGTTCGTTGCAGACAATCTCACCTTGAGCAATGCGATCGCCTTTGCGAATTGTTTGATGCATCTTGGAGATGTTTGTCAAAAGTACAAATACTTCTTCTTGATAATCAACATCAACAATCCCTTCGCAGTTTGCTAGGATCAATCCTTTCTTAAGCGAAAGACCAGAGCGAGGGTGCAAACGAATGCTGTGATTCTGTAATGGTAGTTCTGTGCGAGAAATGTCAGCGTATGTTTCGATTGTTTGGCGATGATCAATCTTCATGATCAAGCCTGTTGGAATCAACAGACGATCTCCTGGATGGATCGAAACTTCACCAAATGAGTTTACTTCGCGCTCAATTGATGAGTTGAATGAATCGTATCCAGTCACAACATTATTTGTTGGCTGGAAGGATAAATCGAAGCAATTGGCTAAAGAAGTTCCGTATGTTGGTAATACTAAATCATCATGAAGTCTATACACACTCAAATAAATCATACAGGATCCTTTTTCTTTTTCCCGATTGTATACTTGGAAACCAATTGCCATTCGTTCTTATTTTTGAACGGAAGAATCTTGATTTGGCTCAATGGCGCAACATTGTCTTTTGTTTTGTCTGCATCAACAAGTTTCACAAGACCCCATTCTGCCATTAGATTTGCGATGGTGTTTCGTCTTTGAATGTCATTGTCTGACATATTGCTTGGCTTACCGTCCAACTCAAAGAGTTCTTTGAAGTGTACGATATAATACTTTCCTTGTTTATGCAGGATATGGCAAGACTGGTAAAGAATGTTATCATTCTTTGCAGCGACTCCAATGCGTGTAAGAGTTTCGCGAACCTTGAGGAAGTCGTCTTGCTTTTCTAATGTGACTTCTACTAATTTTTCGACCATGATCAATCACCCTTATATAACTGTTTTTTCATCGCGGTGATTTGGTCGTCAGAGAGAATCTTTAATGCTTCCTCAGCCTTCGCGTCGGAGTAACCATAGTATTCCTTGACAACACTCAAATCACTACTTTGAGCCTTTTTATGCCACTTTGAATATGGACGCTTTTGGGCTCTTATTATATTTAGGAGAAAGTCATATTTGAGTTTGTTATCGAGATTCGTAAATCGATTCATCTCGTTCGCCCAGAGAACGGTGTCTCTATGAAACGAAAGTGCGCGATTGACCATGAATGATGAATATGACTTTTCATCCTGTTCTGTCAGGAGAGCATATTCTTTCGTCTGTAGAATAGACGGAATGATTTCTTTAAACAGGTCAGCCATAAAATTGTTCCAAGTTGTTGCCATATTCAGGTAAGATATATTTTACATCATCGAAATACTTTAGCGATAATGCATTATTAATCATTTTATCTGAATCACTATCTGGAAGTGGCTTATATGAAAAATAAACAACAAACCTAGAATTTGGAAATATCCCTTTATAAAGCGATGCGTTTGCTATTGCCTTTTTAACATTGTCAGTTCTTCTTGCACCACCATCTTTTCTAATTGGATGGTCACCACCCTTTGCCTCAACAACTTCAATTATCCCAAATTCATCTTTAACTAAAAAGTCAACTTGTATTCCAATATCTAAATGCACATCTTTTTCTATAACAAAATGTTTTTTAGAAAAAATTTTTAAAAGATCATGTTGCACTTGAAGTTCAAAATTTTTACCTACACTTTTTGCTGTTCTAACGCTCATGAAAACTTACACTCCACCATCATCTCAGTTAGACATGCAGTGAGGTTCAGTTCCTGGTCGGCGACAAATGCTGCTTGGTATTGATACTTTGCGAGAATCAATACGGCATTTGGAATCGTAGATTTATCCATCACATCATATAAACTATCATAGATCTTACGATAGATTTTTGCAGGATCATCACCACCAAAGTCAGCAACCCACTTGCGCATTGCACTGAAGTTTTGATCTTTGAGTGATGTAATCAAATCATTCAATGATACATCAGCAATGCTTGAAAGAATGCCAGCGTCAATCTTACCACTGACAGAATATCGCTGCAGTTCATTTAGAATGCGGCGATAATCTGGGAAATGCTTTTTGACAACCTCAACAAGAACTGCTTTGTCAAACGGAATCTTTTCGTTAGCAAGGATTTCTGATGCACGCTTCATAAATGAAGCAGCCATCTTTGGCTTATCTTCTTTACGAAGTTTAAATTCAATTACAGCGCAACGAGAATGCAGTGGTTCAATAATGCGATTCTTGAAGTTACAAGTCATGATGAAAGTGCAGTTATGAGCAAACTCTTCCATCGCAGCACGCATGGCTGGCTGAGTTGAGTTTGGATTCAAATAATCTGCTTCATCGATAATGATAACTTTCTTGCCGCCACCGAGAGACATTGAACTTGCGTAGTTCTTGATTTTGACTCGGAAGGTATCAATGCCTGACTCATCCGAACCGTTGATCATCAAATAGTCGCAACCAATCTCATCACACAGTGCTCTTGCGACTGTAGTCTTACCAGTGCCTGGTCCACCGCAGAGAAGGAGATGGGGAATCTCCTTGCGATCTACATACGACTGAAAAGTGGACTTGTATTCATCAGGAAGAATACAATCGGCAATAGTATGAGGACGGTATTTTTCAACAAACAACACTTCATTCATAATATAAAACTCCTTGTCACTCAGTTACTATTTTACGCCATTTCCCGTTCACTTTCAAGTACAATTCACCATCAGGTCCTGGCTTCAAACCAACAATAACATCTTTTCTCGTTCCAGGAACATATTTTGGTTCGTAGACATATAATTTTTGCGATGGAGCCGATGTACCAAGATACAATGCGCCGCTACTATCAAGGCGCATAGGCTCCTTTAATTCTTCACCATATGTTGTATGAAAAGAAAGTGATGTGCCCTTATTTTTGGCAATCTCATCTACAACCTCTTTGCTTTCTGTATTCGGAAGAACAGAAGCGGCAGCGACAGCACCACCTGCTGCAACACCACCAGCAAGTCCAAGATACTTGAAGAAATTACGCCTTGTTGCCATACTTGTGCTCCCATAATGAATAAAGTGCAATGCCCAGCATCAATATGACTGGAGGTGAAGAATACGGAATCCAATGGAAGTGTGTGTTTACAAGAGCGAAAATTGCGGTCAATAGAATTATGATCAGAATAGGCAATTCAGATTTATGCATAATATAAATTCCTCATTATTTGTGCCAAGGTTTAAATATATTGTTTGGGGCTGTCCAGCAAAGTGCGTTTTCCCAAGGCTCATGTGGTATAAATTCAGCATGTTCTAAATCATTTAGATTTATTACACCGTAAGAACCAGTGCCTAAACCAATCGTAAACACATATCCATTATACCCATTATTCACAGCGAAGTCAACTTTAGATTTTTTAATATGTGTATCACCATCTCCATTGCCGCATTGAACATCAACCACAATATTCTGTGTGGGATCGGTAAGATCTGAATTGCTAACTCTTTTAAAATTTTCTGGACATTTCAGATTATCACCGCCTGTTCGAACAACAGTGTTTAATTTTAGTTCTTTTTGAACAAAGGGAACAAACAAGGTTTCTATTAAATATCCAAGCATCCAACTGTAATAGACATCTTCATTTGATCTACCATTATTGTTCAAGGTCTCGATAATTTGATATTCTTTCATGATACGAAAAGAATCCAAGATAAATTCTTGAACAGACATATCATTAGGAACTAATAGTTGTTTTTGTATTCGCACACCTACATCAATTAGTCTCTGGTTGTATAAGTCTAATCGATTCCAATCTATGCAAACAATGTCTTTTGCTTTCAGAAAAGCAAAACATTTATTTTTATTTGTAAATCCTATTGATTTACGATATTGTTTTGACATAAGAGAGAATGGGGTGGAGGAGGTGAACCCTCACGATGAGCAGTCTGGCGGATAGTACCGTCGGCAATGAACGCCGCACCCCAATAGACTTATTTAGCCACTGTTTCGTAAATAGATTGGAAGTCGCTCTGCTCAGCAACTTCTTCCTCATAGTTACGCTTGTGATAAGTCTTCGCCAGTTTACGACCCAACTTCTTTGGAATCTCACACTCATCTTGCATCTTCTGCAAGATTTCGCGAATTAAATCTCGTTCTGCTTCAATGCGAGTGAGAGAATTGGAGATCTCTTGGAGACATCCGAGAACCTTTGCTTTATCGATAGCCATGATTATTCTTCCTCACCGAAAGTTGAGTTTGCTGCTTCAATCGCAATGTAGTAAGTAATGTTAATTGTCTTGTGCTTGAATCGAGCCATGCCCTTCTTTGCAATAGACACATCATAGGAACCATCAATCAATTTAAAGTTTTCTACCTTCATAACGATGCGGAACTTCGCACCTTCGCTGGTTCCAATCTCAATCTTAGATTGATCAGCAGAATCATCCTTAATGTCTGTCGCAATAAAGTTAATAACTGCGCCATCACTCTCAAACACAAAGTTTGGTGAACCAGAGATTCCAGCCGATCGCTGCATCCAAGCGAGATCTTCTTGCGAAAGACTGAATGAACAGTCGGGATCACCAAAGGTGATTGACTTCTCGGGTGGTGTGACAATAATCTTCGGGGAACAATACTTAATGTAGTCAGACTTCTTCTTGTTCTCAGTGCTGATATTGATCTTGTCATCATCAAAGCCAAGGTCAGCATCTTTGTAAAGAGAAATCTTTGCCAAGATCTTATTCAAATCATACAAAGCAAACTCTTTGGGAAAGTTTTCTTCAACCGTCGCTTCAACGAAAATAGTTTTAAGTGGAGAAATGGTCTTAAGAGTATTTCCTGCCTTAAACTGTAGACTTTGGTTTACAGTAGAGAAGTTCTTAAGAATTGCCACTGTGCCTTCAGAAAGTTTCATAATTTAAATCCTCAATTTGCTCAACACGATTATTATATAATGAATCGACTAATTTGTCAACCCTTGTCTTCAACTCATCTAAACTACAATTATTATCCATTACAATATCATAATGCGAACCAATCCAAGCCCACTCAGAGTAATGTACTTCTGGGTATGCATTTCGCATCACATCTAGATTAGAAAATAGATTACATTCCCGAGCCAAAGAAAACCACTCAGGGTCATCGCCGCGACGAACACGAACAACAGTGCCCCCAGACTCTTTAATAGCATTGATTTCATTTGGAAACCTCACATCAGCAATCACATAATTATTCCAAGGTGCTTGTTCACAGCGGCGCATTACAGTATGAACCCAGAGGTCAGGGTGGAAAACATCCCGCCCTGCCTCTGTGCCCATTAGCTGGAGTGCTAATCTTGGTGAAAATGGTTTACCGAGTTTTTGAGACCACCAAGGATCATCTTGCTCACGCCATGCTCTTGACTCTGGCGTATTTCCCTCAAGCATCTCACGATTCCAACCAAAGATGATTGAGCATGCATCTTTAAGACTATTTGCATAACTCTCTTTGAAGAAATCGTGACGATCTACCAAGAGATCTGCGACTGTGCCTTTCCCTGCTCCAATGAAGCCTACGAGTCCAACAATCATAAATGATTATAGAGATCCGACGAAATTGGCAACGGCTGGCATATCACCAGTGAATGCATATGTTCCAATATGATGTGTCTTCATCCATGGGCAGAGCCAAATCTGACCACCGATCTTTCTCCACCATTGGC